CCAAATGATAGACCACATCTGGCTGCGCGATAAGGATACGCTCATACATTCGGAGGGGGTCGCAGAGGGAGTCTCCGCGATCAGAATATTCATAGACGACATGGTGGTCCTCCTTAAGCCGCTTGACGAGATGGCGACCGATGAAGCCGCCTGAGCCGGTGATGAAGATTCTCATAACCCCTCATGTGTGAGATAGTCGTGCAGTTCGTCAAGTTCTGCGCGTTGCTCGGCTATCGTGGCGCGGGCCTCGGTGAGCAGCACCTGGACGTCTGCCCAGCGACACCACTCACCCTCGCCGTCACGCACCATCACCTCCTCGGCGTCGGTGTTGACGAATCGTTGGAGCGTCGGGATCGTCATTCGTCCCTCCCCGCCACCATCATAACGAGCCCCATAAAGACGACGGCCGCCAGCCCGATCAACACCATCGCGCCCAAGGCGGCAAGTAGATCAATGAACGTCATCATACTAATCCTTCTCCTTCTCGGGCGGCTTGAAGCCTATGGTCTCCCCGTGCTTATCGGTCTTGACCACCCAGGCGATCTTCTCCATGTCATGCTTTGAGGTTGCGTTGTTGTCTAAAAACTCAGAGCACCGCTCGACCGGCCGGGTCATCAGTTTCGACGGATGGAACATGGTGCAGTAAGAGCGTTCGGCGCCATTGTTGAATGTCATGGTGTGACCATACATACACCGAATGCACAGCTTGTGCTCCGACGTGGCGGAGACCTTGACGCTCATGGTTTCGGCCACACAATCGGAATCGCCGCACAATTCGAACACGAGATTTCTGACCCGACCTTGGGAGGCTTATAGGCGCCGGTCCATTTGTACCAATGCCCACACTCCAGGATGAGCCAGAACGCCTTTGGACGGAACTTGCACACGTCAAGGATCTCTTCCATTATCGCCCCCGCCAACTCCAGACATAAAAGCCGGGTTCGTCTCCGTAGAGCGCTAAGATGCAATCCTTCGGGTAGGGGTTCTTGCCGTCGAACGAAATGCGTCCATTCAACGCATATACGCGCGCCTTCCCATGCACGTAGTCCTGGAACCAATTAGCCCCCACCGCCGCAGGCACCAGCAGGGCGACCTTCCCGCCATCTTCGGCGAGTTGCGCACACCGCTGTGCCCACGGCGAGATGTTGGCGAACGGGGGATTGAGCCAGCCCCAACCGCGCCCCAACACATCGGCCCACCCCTGCCGGTTGATAGAGAGCGAATTCACCGCCTCGTCCCAATATGTGTGCCCTTTGCTATTGAGTCGGTCGGCGGCAAAGTCGTGCGCGAACGAAACAATGCCAAGCAGCCCCTCGACCGCTGCGATAAATTCAGGCGGCGTTGCATAGTCCTGCTTCGACCGCCCTGGCTTTTGCTTCGGCATCTTCGCCATTACGACCTCACAGTCTGAATCAACGCGATAATCGCCCGCAGCATCGCTTCGTCCCGTATATCGCCGGGACAGTCATCATCGCAGGCCATACCGCCCCCAGACCCACATCGACATTGATGTCGAATCAGGTCGGCAAGCAATTCATCCCAGTTAGGCTTCATCAGTGCATCCACTTCTTAGGTTCCGGCACCATCGGTGGTGGGAACGCCCGGTTGACGGCTTTCTTCAGCGCCTCGGGGTCGACGCCCTGTGCCACCAGTATCTGCACAAACTGTGCCAAGATAGTCACGATAACGGAGAACAGCTCAGCCGTCGTGGTGTCCCCGTCCATCTCACGTTTCATCGCGTCAAGCGCCGCATTCGCCATGTCCAGCACGTGGTCGGCGCGGGCGGTGTAGCGGTCGTCGCTCATTCGGCACGCTCCTTGTCGCCAGGACAGGTGACTAAAGTATACGGTTTCTTCGGTTTGATTTCTGTGGCCTCGCGGATCCAGGCGATGGCACAGCCCAACTCGACCAGCTTCTGCTCGTTCAGCTTCTGGTAGGTGCCGTTGACGGTGGTCAGCTTGAAGCCGTCGAGTTCAATGGCGGATTCGCCCACGGTCGCCAAGACGGTGTTGAGGACCTCCTTGTGCTCGTTCATCGCGGCGTCAATCAAATCCCGCTCCCGCTTCAGGTCAGCGTAGGCGCGAAGCGTCTGCAACGTCTTGCGCTTGAGCGAGGGGGCGATCTTGAGTTCGGTTTTGGCGGTTGTAGTCACTGTAGTCGCCAGTTTCATTAGAGTCCCCATTTCTGGACAAAAATCGATGCAACCGGAACTTCCGGCATTAGCAGCCACCACCACGACCACGCGGCGAAGGTCATGCCCGCTACCTTGATCGCGACGAAAAACGCCAACGCGATGTTGTGGATAACAAACCAAGCGTATTTCATTTGTGATACCTCTGTCCTGTCCACGAGTCACATGCAATCGGCAAGCCGGGCGCCCAGTCAGGGCACTTAGCCACGAGTGCCTCGAACGCCTTCAGCGCCAAACCAGGCTTACCCTCGCAGACGAGTTCATCGTGAACGGTAAGCACGGGTAGGAACCGTTTATCGAATTCACAGTTGACCATTGCATAAGCCATGATGTCCCGAGCTATCGCCTGCGTCTTGTTCTCGACGAGCATGCCCCCGTAGGCGGTTTGACGCTGCCATTTATGAGTGCGGGGATTGATCCCCATGTAGGTTAGGGCATCCTGTGTGGCGCCCCACGGCGTCTCGCGCTTGCGGATCTCAGGGTCTGGATAGGCGAGCGAACGGCCGGATGGAAGTAGACACCGGAGGAATCGGCCATCGAGGGTCCACTGACAATGATACGCGCCCACAGCTTGCGTATTTCGACGCTTACCTCGTCCTCGAAGCACAGCGTCAATTGCTGCGGCTTCCGTGTCGTACCACATCTGCTTGACACGCCAGTATTTCGTGCGATAGGCATTGACCACCTGTTCTGCAAAGTCGTCGTCGATGATCGCGCCGCCTAGGGCGCACTGGGCCTGGAACTTCGCCCAACCCATCTGATAGCCAAGGCCGAGGATGGCAATCTTACCCATGCCACGCTCCTTGGCGTCCGCCTTAGTAATGGGGCGGTCGTAAATGTCCCCGGCCATGTCGCAATAGATATCAGCTCCTGTGCGGAACAGTGTAAGAGCCGTTGACTCTCCTGCCAACCACATGACCACCCGCGCTTCGATTGACGAATAGTCTGCCACATATAGCGCCGATCCAGGGGCAGCAACAATTGCACCACGTAAGGCATGCGACAAGACCTCCATCAGAGAGCCTGTAGATAGGTCCACACGTCCTCCATCGTTACGCCTTTGAGCGTCCCTTTCGGGAAGTTGTGCGGTTGGCACCCTTGACCCGTCCAGCGGCCGGTAGATGCACCGTGATAGAGGAGACCTCCGTGAACCCGGTCATCGGGGCAGATCCAGTCAGACATGGCTTGATACTTGGCGGTGCTGGACTTGCCGAGGGCGCGCAGGATTTCCAGGGCACGCCGAGAAGCGCCAGGAAGCGGGTTCCGAGACTGCGGCGAGAGGTACGCGTCAATGGTCGCCGCTTGCGTGTTGTTGAGGAAGAGACCTTGGGTGTTGAGCCACTTAAGGAGTTGGGCGCGCTGCGTGGCTTTTTTGACTTGGCCTCCTGTAAGAGTAGCGAGTTCACCATTGAGTCGAACTGATTCCTGGGCGATGAGGTGTAGTGCCGTGTGAATCGCGTGGCGGTCGAGTTGGAACCCGCGTTCGTTGATTTCTTGGTCAAGCGTATACAGCTCACTTTCCTTCTTGGTCAGATCCGGGAGTGCGGCAGATAAGGCGCATTCCGCCCGCACGTCTTGCTTGCAGTACTCGAATAACTGATTCAGGAGTGGGATTGTCTCCCACCACAACAGGCCGGTCGTTCCAGCTAAGCGTTCCGCTTTGCGGGGCTTCCGCGGCTTGTTCATCTTCATCATGACCTTGTGGCCTGCTGGGTCCTTGCGGATATTCAGTGTAAGCGCCGCACACGCATCGTCCAAAGCACGAGGCAACGCGTGCGCCGCAGCCTTTGCAGCGGAACACCGCCAACTTGCTGATGGTATTGCTGGCCACCCGTATCTCGGCACCATTATGTTCTGCCATATACCCCTTTCGAACCACGCGTTATGCGCCTCCACGCAGCCCTCATCAGATAGCCAATCGAATAGCTCCAAATATAGAGCCTCATCGGAATCGTGAGATTCTTCGATGTCCAATTGCGGAAAAGCCGGGTGCCACAATTCAACTCGTCCCTCCACCCACTGAGGAAGGCGAAACGCCAAGCACAACACTTCTGTAGTAGGGTCGAGCGAGTAGCGCCACGAGCCCGACTTTTTGAGCGAGCACGCGCTGCGGGTCTCGAAGTCAATGGTCGCTGTGTGGCAGACATTAGGTTGACTTGCACAAGAAATTGATGACTTTGCGCGCATTAGCCTCCCCAAAGACACGCTTCCCGCCCTTCGCATCGAGCGTGGTCAATTTAGCCCAATCCTCCACCGACCCCATCGCCGCCCGCTTGACGGAGCCAAATCGCTGTTCCGCCGCCGTACTCACTGCAAGCCCCACGCCAGGCCATTTCATCACGGCGTCTCGGAATTCGCTGATTTCATAAATAGGCGAATGTGGCGCGAGATGACTAGTATGGGATTCCCACACACCATCAGTAAGATCCCGGTACAAATGAGTGAGATAGCGCACAGTCGCAGCGCGATTGCGAGTAGGCCACACATAGACGCCAGCGCGCACCGCAAGGCCGATAAGACGCTTGTCCAACTCGGGGGCAGATAGGCGTCCAGGTACGGGGGTCCACCCAAGTCGAGGACCTTTGTAGGTGCACACGCGTCCGTGCTCGTCGGCTTGCCAGTCGCCTTCGATAACGAGCCAGATGAGGTCATAGGTGATGCGAATTCCCGGTGTCTGCGGTCGATAAAGGTGATCTCGCATCCCACGGAGTTGGTGGCCCGTAAGACGCCCTGAGCGTATCGAACTAACCAAATCAGCAAGAGTCTTGTACTCGATTCCAACTTGCAGGACTGTTCCATTGGGTCCCTTTCCCTCGAAGGCGAAGTCACCGAATGCGAGTCGCGTGCCCAGACACTCGATACCTTGGGCACCGAGGAGTTTAAGGAGCGGAGCGGAGCCGGCACGGTCATCGACAAGAATCATATATCACCGCATCCTCCGTTGCCCGCCGGTCTGCATCCCGATAAGAAAGCATCTGACGTGTTCCCGGATCATACAGCCACATACGCCAAGGTCGTTTTGGCTCAGATCGCCCATCATGTCCATAGTGCAACATCCACACCATACCGGGGGGAATGGCCCACTGCGCTACCGTAAGAGGGACATCTCCAACATACTTGAGGTCTCGTTCTTCGACAGGAGTGCACTTCAGGATATGGCGTCGCGTGTCGGCAGAGCAGTATACTTCGTTTACGGCGACTTGTGCATATCGAAAAATGCTATCAGCACCATGTTGAAGTGAATCTAACCCCCAGGCATAGGGGCCTGGTGTCACTGGAGCCGCCTGCACCATCTCTGGCAGAAATAGCACCGGGAATACAGCTAGACTGCGTTGCAACAGGGCGCGTCTCGTCAGACTCATGATTTATCCCCATAATGCTTGGGCGTCCAGCCGTCGCCGCTCAGCTTAAAGTTCGCCTCACTGACCATCCGGGTCAGGAGCGCATGGCAGCGCTCGCACTTCTGCTTGTCCGCGCGTTCGATGCGAACGTTGAAGCGCGTTTCGCTGTAGTTGCACGGTGAACAGCGATACTGATACGACGGCATCAGGCCCAATCCTTCTCAGTGCTATCCGGGAACACCAGTTGTCCCAGCGTCGGCAGGTCCAGCCCCTCGAAGGTTTCGCCCGCCACCCCCATATTTTGCCGACAATTCAGCACCTTCACCTCGAAGTGACTCGATGATTCGTCGGTGCCTGGCACCCAGAAATGCTGCAAGTTGGCTTGCACAATATAGTTCAGCTCTTTGAAGCCATACGGTTCGAACTCGCCGGTCGGATAACCCTCCTGCACCGTCCGCCCATCCTTCGACTGCTTCGTCCGATTGCCCCACTTTTCCTTGGTCTTCTGGATAAGCTGCAAATTAACGTTCGAGTCGTAGGCTTGCTGGATGAGGTCGCGATACCACCCATTGAGCCGCTCGTAGCTGTTGGGGCGGTCGGACTTCTGGCCGAACTCCGCATAGCGGCAGACTTCCCAGAACTCCGATTCCGTGTCCCACATGATGGTACGCGCCTTCTTCAGGGCGATGGCGTAATCGGTCTCGAAGCGGTCTACGATGTCCTGCGCCGCCTTCTGGCTGAAGTCGTTCTTATCGAACTCGTATTCGGTGCGCCGCACCTCTTTGCCCGCCTTGACGAACTTCTCCACGACGCCTTCGAGCCCGACGTCAAAGGATTGGATGGCGATGGGACCGGGGCCAGTGAGCCCGAAGTGGTCCTTGCCGGTTTTGTCGGCACCAAATGAACGAAAGATGATACGAAACCGCAGCTCGTCCGATGCCAACGTAAAGTCGCCCCACCCAGTATCATGTGTTGCCTTTGCTGTCTTTGTCACTCCGCTACCCCCTGCAAATGTTCAAGAATCACCACGAGTCGGCCGTCGATACGTGCGGTATACCAGTCGGTGACGGGGAGGATGCCATAGCCCACCCCGGCCATATAGAGCGGCATGTCTTTGTTGTCGCCCTCGCTGGTCACGTCTGCCAGCAACTCTTCAATGGTCCAGCCATCCCATTTGAGCTGGCCCATATTGCGGTCGTAGGCGTGTTTGGCATGCTGGATGACCAGCGTCAGCCAGACGGTCGAGACGGTCGACACTCCCACAAAGGCCCACTCAGACCCCGAGATGAACGCGCCCCACAACGCCACCATGCAGATCGGCACCCACAGTGAATTGGTCATAAAATCCCCACATGTTTTGCGTTGTTCGTGACCATCGTCCAGTTATCGTGCAATTCGCGCGCCGTAAAGGTAATGTCCCACGCCAGCATCTCGGGGCCGAACTTCTTGGCCCATGACCCTGGCCCATTCACGAAGAAGGTGATGAGTCGGGCGTACGGCGTCTCCAACGCGTGGCAATAGCACTTCATCTGGCAGATATACTTGTCAAACTTGCTGGGGAAAGCCGAGGCCGGCTCCCGCGGCACGTCGCTGCTGGCCATCCAGGTCAGCTTGATTTCGCCTACCCGATGCGCCCCATTGAACACCAGGAAGTCTGGCGTGAAGATGATGCCTTGCTCCGTCACAAACTCCCCCGGCCGGTGCGCCTTGAAGCGGTCCTTCAGCGACTGGTCCAACCCCTCCTCCAGAGCCATCCCCGCCTCCAGGAACAGGGGGTCGAACCCTTCGCTTTTGCTTCGGTAGCGCTCTGGCTCCAGACCCTCAAACAGCGAGCCATACAGGTCAGACATGTGGAGCCCAGGGGTCCTGACATAGCCAGGGGCTGGTGCCGCCAGGGTCAGACCGTGCTCGATAGGGGTGATCTTCACTATGACCGCTCTAGGACGACGCAATTCATAGAAGACCAGCCGACAGGGCGGAGTGCCTTCTGGGCCTCCCGCACGGCCCGCGCGACACATGTGGCCCCGCTGGAACCTACAACCGTGCCTTTGTGCGTCTTGGGCGGAAGGGTGTCAAACTCGAACGTCACAGCATACGAAATTGTCATTGGCCTATCCTGTAATGATGAGTGGGGCGATTTGGAGCGTCGGCGCAGCAACGGCTTGTATGGGTGCAACATCATCCGCTTGTGTTGGTACCTCCTCCTCGTCCTTGAACAGCAGCGTCACTTCGAACTCCTTGCCTGGGACGGTCTCCCGCATAGCAAAGCCCATCTTATCATGCGCGGCCATGCACTGGTCCAGGGTGCCCTGGGTCACTGTCTTTGACCCGCCACATTGCGCCAGTAGGGCACATACCATAAAACTGGCCTGTTGAGCCTGCTGCACCGCTTGCTCGGTGATAACCTGCATCTGGCGCATCTGACGTGCCCGCGCCCGTAACCGCCGCCGTAACACTCCTCGATTCGCTGGCTGTTGTCCCATGTCTGCTTCCTCTCGTATAGTGGCCGAGCCGCAAGGATCCGAACCTCGGTCTCCCCATCTTCAGCGGGGCGCTTGGACCACCTCAGCTACGGCTCGACAGTATGAATTGGAATAGACGGCCTACTCTTATGGCCACGTCCGCGTACCGCGGCAGGACGAAGCGTAGCCGCCTACTCCAAAATGTGGGCCGACCTACATCCGCTCGGCTCCTACACGGTGCTATGGTGGAGAGAACCGGAGACTTCCACTCCGTGTCAGGTAGACGTAGATAGCCGCATACGTCCCTAAGTCCTCCCCGTGCAACGACCTACGCTCGCTTGCGCTCCGCAATCATCTTCTTCACGTCGGCCACGGTCTTGGGTCCCCCCGACTTGACCGCCGCCTTTGGCTTCTCGATGCCGTAGAACTTCGACACAATCGTCTTGGTCAACGGATACGATTTGCTCGGGTCGTTTTTGTCCTTGCGCTCGGTCTTGCGGCCGTCCGCCTTCAGCTTGGCCAGTTCGACCGCGCCCAAGGGCTGCTGCACGAACCGCACCCGCGCCCCGATAATCCCCAGCTCGAACACGGAGTCGTCGCCCGTTTCGACCTGTGCGCCCCCGTCCACGCCAGCCGCCTCCATGGCCGCGTCATACGAGTCGAAGAAGTCCGAGCTGCCCGTATTGGGCGTCACGGGTGACTTGCCATCCGGTGAGGACAGCTGGTGTCCATCATCGCTGACCGTCCGGTTCTCCTCACTGCCGCCCAAGAAGAACGGCTGCGTGGTCGGTTCCTCTCTGCCATCCTCCTGAATGGTCAGCACCAGGTGGTAGAAGCGCCCCTTGTTCGTGAAGAACGGCGGATCTACGGTAAACTGGTAGTCGAGAATCGTGCCGTCGGAGTCGTTCAGAATCCCGCCTTTGCTGCGGTAAACGACTTTCTTTGTGACTTGTGCCATCGTGTATACTCTCCCTCGTTCAAGTTAACGAACTGTCGCGTGTGGCTTGTGTAGCTGCAACCGGGATGCCAACGACCCAGCAACTGCGACACACCCATATCTTGTGGTCGAGATGCCAGGATACCAGACATCGCGCGGCCCCGCATTGTTGGCAGAGCCCATTGGGGCAGGATGTCGGCGTATACGGCACCTTTTTATCCTCCTTTCTAGTATTCACAGGTAATCACCAGGCGCGGGTTGCAGGTCTGTGGGCGCCAATGCGCGCGTATGAGTTCGCAGGCACCGGGACCATCCACAATCCCCGCCCACACGAGCCCGATAAACAGAATGCCGCGCCACCGGATCTTCATACGTCCCACGTCTCGACATCCCGAACCCGTTGCTCTAGTGCCTCAAAGCGCCATGCATAGCACCCAAGCGCAAACAACAGCCCCTCGATTTGACGCTGCATACGCTCGTGGTCCGTGATGATCGGTCGTCGTCGTACGGCCTTTTGTCGTGCTGGTTTCTTCCGCTGAGCCATGCTCTCCTCCAATCGAGGGTCACTGGGGGGTAGCTCCCTCTCTTATAGAGAGAGGGAGAGCGTACCCCTACGTTTGACCAAGTCACCTAATCCCTACTAAACAAACGATTTATGCCAATAATTCAGAGGGGTAAACCCCGAGGGGTACGGACCCTACACTTACCCCTACCCCTAATAGGCGTGATCGTCGTCATCGTCCTCGTCATCAAGCGCCGCGAGGTCTTCTGTGGTAGGGGTGAGGAAGTACCGGCCCTCTCCTGATTTATAAATGTCTCCGTCCTTCATCATCCGTTTGAGCCGATTCTTAAAAATGTCCCGTTCGAGTTGTGTGCCCGCTCGCCACTCGCCCCACGTCGCGCCGTCCATGCGACCCGCCAACCAGGCCCGCATGCTCTCCTTGGAGGGAGGTCTGGGCGGTCCCGGTTGACGCTTGGGCACAAGGTCATCCGCTTCACACGCCTCTCGGGTGATCACGAGGCTGCGCTTGGACGGCTCTAACACCGCGATAATGGGCTGGGCTTCCGGGTCGTCCTTCTGCTTGTCGTTGATGAGGGAGAGGCCGGCTAAGCATCCCTCTCGCTTGATCGCAGTGACCTTAAACATCACCTCGACATTGCAGCGCAAGCTGGTGTGGCCGCGTTCTCGCTCGCCCCCGGCATTCGTATGATGCACGATGAGCACCGTCGCCCCTGTCTCTTGGGCGATGCGCCGCATATTGCTGACGAACTGAGTCATATCGGGTGTAATCTCGTCGCCGCCGCTGAAGAATTGGCTCAGCGTGTCCACGACAATCATGCCAGGGTAAAGGCCGGTGTCGCCAATGCCATGGTCATAGGCGGCGAGCGTCTGCTCGACCTCAGCAATGGCCGCGGTTTCACGGAGTGGGAGTGGCCGTAGATGGAAGAACGCATTCGGGATGTCCGTGACCTTGCGCGCGTCCATCCAGGCGTCCACCCGCTTGAAGATGGAGGAGGCGCCCTCCCCGGCCATATAGATGGTAGGCGACCGTGCCACGGCGTGTTGCCCCAGCCAGGGGAGGCCCGCCGCTAAGGATAGCGCCCAATCCAGCGCCAAAAACGACTTGCCGGAGCTGGGCGGTCCGTAGATGACAGCGACGTCGCCTTTATGGATGAAGCCCTCAATGAGCCATTCTGGTTCGGGTTGCCGCCGCAAGTAGTCGATGGTGAGGAGCTGAAACCGCTCATACGTTTCAATCATACGTGCCTCCGCGCGCCAACACGCGTATATGGGGTGTTCACAGGTCCCCCTGCCGGGGGTCGTCCGTCTTGCCATAGCGCAGATAAGACTCGTCCCACATCACGCCGAACCGCCCTGTGGGGCCGTGACCCGCCTGCTGGTAGCCGCCCCAGGTCCGCCCCTTGATGACGGTGTTGAGGTAGCCGGTCGTTTCGCAGCAGCCGCCCGGCCGTTCACAAGCGAAGGGCTGGTGAATGAGTGTTTGCCGTTCTTCGTGGGTGAGCCGGGGACGCGGCAACGCCCCTCGTGTCTTGGCCATGAGGCTCATTTGGGCTTCCTTCGGTCTGTCGGTTTGCCCTGATGGTTTTTGATGTAGTCGCAATCGCCCGCTTCCCGAAGGGAGTGCTGGTCTTTCCCGCATACTGAACATGCCATGAGTCCCGTCCTTTGGTTGACCAGTGTTGCAAGAGGTGTGCCAGTGCGCGCCAACGCGCGTATATGAGTCTCAACCGTGGGGCCAGTGCCCGATGCGTAGAATGCCCTAGCTATTCGACGCATGTTCATGCAGTTCTGTAACCCCATTAGTGGCCCCGTGAACATCTTACATACCACATATAGACGTGATGGAAAACCCTACAAAAGAGCGTAATTTATACACCCCACTGTAGCGAGTTGATACGCTCAATCGGTGTGCTGTTTGGGTATATCGTAACACTCGGCAGGTCTTAGAGCATGCGGTGTGCCGTTCTAGGACGCCATAATGGGCGGTTTGTCTCGCTCTAGAGCACCATAAGGTAACGGCATCTCGATTGCTGAGGATTAGGGCGGAGGCTCGCATGACTTCACTTCAGATTCACACATTGACTGATATTCTCAAGCTTCACGCGCAGCGTACCTTTTCACCGGATGCTGGCGTTCGTCCACAATCGGCAGAGGCTTTGATCGTCAGTCTAGCGTGGGATATCGCCGACCTCATCGCGAAGGATGATCCCTTGTTTGACCAAAACGCGTTCGTTCGGCACATCGGCCTTTGGCTTTGAGAGGTAGGTGAATGATGTCACTCATTCGTGATTTGGCTCGCTACGGTCTAGGCTTCTGGCTGTTCTACCACTTGCTCGTGTTTGCGCTGTCCCATGGAGCTTAGACAATGCCTCATTACTACGTCCACCCGAAGACTCGTCCATACCGAGAGGACGATCCTGACTTCCCCGACCGAGCTAGTGCTCACGCGCACTTGATGCCGGAACACGTAGTCACCTTTCAGCCCGCAATAGGAGAGCATAGCAAATATCTCAGTCGAGAACTACGGCGAGCTATCGCTCAGCGTGTCCCCTGGTTTCATATCCCGCATAACGACACTACTGTTGGCCATTACGCTTACCTCAGCACCGAACATCCCGGTTACGTCGGCTATACCAAAGACCTAGAATCTGGCATTCTTGACAAACGCATGAGAATGCGTCCTGGCCGCTACCTCACGCTATACCTCCCAGAGCACCATGCACAACATGCGAAATGGATTGCCGCGTGTAGCGTGGAGCGTAGCACGCTACAAATCGCCCGCACCGCAGCGGACATCTGCGCCGTGTATGCAGGCGGTCCCGGATCCTGTATGGCCGGTGGGCTTGCTGGCCCAAAGGCTGAAGAATACGGATGGGATCATTGTGCTGTCCCCCCTGTATCCGTGTATGGGGACAGTGATCTCGGTATTGCCTATTATGGTGCCTTAGAACATGCGTCTGCACGGTGTGTTGTCTGGCCGAACAAACAGCGTTACGGCCGTATCTATGGCGAAACAATGGTCTTGCAGGCGCTGCTTGAGCAAGCAGGCTACCATCCGGGTTCGATGGATGGCGCACGTATACGCAAGATTGAGTGTTGCTACGGCTATCTCTTGCCATTCCTTGATAATGTCTCAGGGGTGAGTTCTTTCGATTACACGTGGCTCTTGATATGCGAGGACAATGCCGATTATAGGGGCGACGGAGTCAAGGGGTGCACTGATCCGCCCGAAAAACCATCCCAGACCTGCGACCATTGCGGGCAATCCTTTGACGAAGAGGACGAATGTTATTGCCCCTCGTGTCGTGACGAAATGTTCTGCTGTGATCGGTGCGAGGGTCACGCATGGGGCGAACAGTTTAGCACCTATATCCATACGCTTTGTGAATCCTGCGAGGAAGCCTCACGGGTTGAGTGTGCGAATCCTGATTGTAGCGGCTCCTATTACGAGATTGATCGACCATCGCACGTAGCGCGTGAGATGCACAAGACTGGCACCGATACACTGTGCTTAGACTGTGTTGAGACGCATACACGGTGTGCGGAGTGTGATGAAATCTACCTGCAATCGGATGTCATCTGCCCAGCGTGCGACCGTGTGCCACGTTGCGACAAAACGCCTGACTTACTTGCCCCACTTACGACTGATGAGGACACATCATGTCCCTTTTAGATGAACTGCGCGAGATGCATACATACGCACGGCCCTATGGCAGTGCCACCGAACGCGCCTTTATCGCGCGCTATATCGCACCCCTGCCCAATGCGACCGAGGACGCCTATGGTAACTGGCACGTCACAGTCGGTGAGTCTCACACGCTGTGGTCTTGCCATACTGATACCGTCCACCGCGCCGAAGGTAGACAGACCCTACACTACGATACTGAGACGGGTATCTTGCAGTTATCCCGACGTTCCCGTAAACGCATGTCGTGCTTAGGCGCCGATGATACCGTCGGCGTATTTTTGATGCGCAATATGGTGCTGGCCGGTGTGCGCGGCCACTACATATTCCACTTTGGCGAGGAAGTTGGCGGTATCGGTTCACGTGCACTCGCCCTACAGCACGAGGACTTGCTACGCACGTTCGACCGGGCAATTGCTTTAGATAGAGCAGGTTACAGCGATATCATTACCTCGCAGATGTGGGATGACACGGCAAGCGACACCTTCGCTACGGCATTGGCTGAGCAACTTGAACCTAGCGGCTCCTTCAGACCGTGCGCTGGCGTCTACACTGATACCGCTGAATACGCTCATATCATCCCGGAGTGCAGTAACATCTCGGTGGGTTACTTCAATGCCCACAGCAAACACGAATACGTTGATACCGCCTATGTGCTGTGGTTACTCAAGCGGCTATGCGCGATTGATGCTGAGTTACTCCCCACTGTGCGAAACCCACATGACCACAGTTTACATACTGTGCTCCCGTTCCTCTCGGTGCGCTCTGATATCTCAGGCGAACAGCCCTATACGCAGGACGAACTAGACGCGATGTCTGAGGACGAACTGGAAACGAACCTAGATTTTACGATGTGGCGTGAACAGTGGGACCGGGCAGAGCAATTGCAAGATGAGCAATTCCGCCGCAATAGCGGCACATCCGATTTGTATCTGGACCCTGATTACGCTGATGTTCTTCGCGCCACCCATCACATGATCCAGAAGGTGAACTAATGGACTACCATCAAGCCTACGATGCGTTCCGCGCCTACCTCACTGACCGTTTCGCCCGCTACGCGTTCCTCGGCTACATCGGCAACCGTTATTTCGGAGGCTAACATGTCACTACGGATGTTTATCAGAACCAACCGCGGCGGTATTGACCTGCTCATTCGTGACGCCAATCATTCCGTCCCACGTCTAACCGACCTGGACCGCGAACAGTGGATCTACAACTATGAGCCGCTGTATCGCTGGGCACTCGCAGCCGGGGTGCGCGTATGATGACCATTTGTCCGGGATGGGGACTCGTGCATGCCACGCCCATCATCATCAAACCGTGGGATGGTAAGGACCTGATTGTATCTCATGGCATGTGTGAGGACTGCGCGAAACAATGGGATCGTGAACTCGCCAAACTTGAACAGGAGCTGCACCTATGACCAGCGTCTACCTACTCCCACGTGATCGTGACATCTACGGCGGTTGGATGTTCCCGCAGTGGGTGCCTACTCATGTTGAACATTACGCCCTATCCACCCTTGGCCAAACCGATGCCGACCTTGACCTGTATCGCGGTTGGGACCAATCCACCGCCGACGTGTATCGCATCAAACAACAGCGCTGGGCCGACCGTCAACGAAGGAAGGATCACAAGTCATGACACGCAAAGACACGTATTACGTCGTTCCGCCCGCGCCTAGCGTCGGAATTGTGATCGTGGCAGCACATCTCAAGACTGTTCCGCCTAACGTTTGGCACATCTACGACCGTTATGGTGTGCTCGTCTGGGAGGGCCGACCATGACACGCAAGGATTACGTTGCACTCTCGGCCGCTCTACGCTTGGCGCGTCCATCAACTGCTGACCTGTTCGAACAGTCACTGTATGACCGTATCGTCATGCGTCTGGCTATCGTGTTCGCCGCCGATAATGTCCGCTTTGACCGTCAACGTTTCATCGATGCCTGTAGGTCCTCCGATGCTCGCTAGTCGCTGCTACTGTCGTCGTCCACGTCTCATCTATTGGCTGTCGCGTCTGCGCTGCAAGCGATGCGGCGGTATCGTCTAGCGTGTCCTGGCCATAGAGCAATCCTGCCCTATCGCCTTCTAATGTCCCGATGGGAGTCTTGTATGCCTTACCTCCTGAAGTTGAGCGAGATGTATGTTGCGACCGCTGATAGTGCACTCGTCCCACGTCAACGCGATGCGCTCCGTTTGCCTGATATCGTGGCCGCGTTAGCACACCCTGATTCGGGGTATCTGACGGTCGCTCAGGGCTATCGGTTGGTCAAGCTGAGGGGGCGTGCGCCGTTTGTAGACCCACACGCCGACATCGCCGACAAGCTTGATGCACAGGATCGATTCGACGAGGACGAATGGTGCGATGCGATGGATGCGCGCGAAGATTCGATGTATGGATGGAGCGACCGCACCGAACCGCTAGACGACTAACACATCTGACCGCCCGACTCGCTGCCCTACCCTACCCTGTGGCGCGCTATGGCCCGATAGCTGTAGCGCGCTATCTACTGACTACTCAATAACTTAGCATCATTGTTGCGCGCATCGTTGGCGCATGGTTGCGCGCAAGATATAGTTGCGCGTATCGAGAGCCATACGGGCGGAGGGGGACACCCTCAGAGCGAGCGGGGGGCGTGGGGCCGAAGGGTCCGGTACCGATTTTTTTTCAGTTTGAATATCGGGAAATATAAGAAACGGCAGCAGTTAGCAGGGTTTGCCTGCTGCACGATAGGCATAATAGCGCCGGAGGTCCTGTGCTTTCTTGGCGTGCTTTGCGGCGGGGGATTTACGAGGCATCAGTACGCCTTTCGACCTTCACGGTAGGCGCGGAGGGCCGACCGCAGCTTCGACAGGCCGCGATGCCGATTGTGTTCAGCAGTATGGACGCTACGCGACTTAACGTCCAAGTTAAGGGGCGATTGGTCAGTCTTGTCTTCGTTGGCATGGTGCACAATCTCGTCTTTACGCAGTTTGCGGCCCAACTTACGCTCGGCGGCGCGGCGATGGGCAATATCAGACTTTCGGTCGCGCATGTCGTTCTCCTTGTTCATAAAGAGCCAACCAACACGTGAAGTCCCGTCGATTATGGTCAACGGCGGGGCAGTGGCGGAATTGTGGCTCCAAATAGAAACACACCCAGCCTTGACGCTTAAGCCAAGATGCCATCCAGCGATGATGCGTAGTTTTGATGTTGTTCCAAATCATGATGCGGTGCCTCCCAAATGTGCGCCTTGTCCTTCGGACTGCGGCGCTGACTGATACAGAATATAGCGGGGTTCGGTCTTCATCAGGATCGCCTGTCCGCCCAGGTCTTGCAGGATGTGCGGGACGGGCTTATCGGGCCAGACCCCCAATATCTGGTCCAGGCCGGCGAGCGGCCCATAGGTATGTCGCAGGACGATGCGCTGCATTGTGCTTGTATCTCCTGCAACAATTATGCCATAATTAGGGCGGGGGGATTGCTTAGGTGAAGCCAAGACGTAAGAAGACGCGGACTGGAAGGGCGGGGCACCCACGCATAGTGGGACCACACGCCACAATTCCTGCCAGCACCTCACAATCGTCCCTCCCTCCGATTGTTGTCGGCAACACATTGGGCAATCCCTCCCCTTCCCCTGCCGTGCGCGAGGACACTCGTGTGCGCTGCCCTAATCCCAACTGCGGCGCCCTCACGACCTTGCGCACGTGCTCGATCTGCAAGACGTCGGTCCCCCAGCCGAAATGGCGAGCGCCCGACGATTCCGTCATGCGTGAGCACGCGATGAAGATTATCGCGTTGCGCTTGGGTGGCATGGAGGACAAGGAGATTGCGGAGTATCTGGAGGTGAGTCCCAAGTCGCTTAACCAGTACGTGTGGATTGCTGGCAAGAACGGGTGGTTGGAGAGTTTCAGCTCCGCCAAGGAAGCCATCGAGTATGGGCTGGCGCACAAGGTGCTACGCAACCTCGATGAGGCACTCGACGACGATACCCGCCCCATGACGGGCGGCCCCAAGAACCGCACCGCGGTGGCGCTCAAGATTGCCGAGGGGACGATGTTCAAGCAGTTTGGCGACGGGGTGACCAGCGCGGCGGCGCCCCAAACAATGATCGCCATCAAAATCGAGCAGCCTCGTGAGGCGCAGCCCATGCGGGCGGGAACGATTGGAGGGGTGGTCGACGTGGAGACCGTCAGTGGCGTATGAAGAACACCGGGAATCACGGGTTCGATGTTTGCGTAAGCCGCTGGACCAATCCTGGCATCCTGACCGGCGATGGTCGGATAGCGACTACTGGTTCCTAGAGCGCGGGCGCGAGACCATCTTGCTCATGGAAGTGAAAGGCTGCGGCGTGGTGCGGATGCGGGCGACGGGCGGACACGAAGACGGCAAGCTGCGATTCGAGGGAGTCGCGTTGGTGACGAAAGACGAAATCTGGTTTGACTAGAGCGGGAGGGCTCTACCTATGGCGAGAATACACTTATTGGCGCTGCCCAATGCGATGACCACCGAGGCGTTTTGCCTCGACGGCTTCAGCCAGCTCACGATGCGGATGGCCAAGTTGCTCAAAGGTATGGGGCATTATGTGATGCTCTACGGGGGCGACCAGAACGAAGCCCCCTGCGACGAGCACATCAGCACGATCTCCACCGAGGAACACGCCAACATCAACGGCGGGCAACCCTGGCCGTATCAGAATGCCATCATGCAGGGGGACAACCCGCTGTGGAAGCTAGCCCAGCCACGCGTGATTGACGCTATCGGCCAGCGCAAGCAGGCGCACGACATGATCTTCACGCTGGGCGGCGTGTCGCAGAAACCCATCTATGATGCGCACCCGGAGCTGATGGATGTCGAGTACAGCATCGGCTACCCCGGCAACTGCTGCCGGTATCGCGTGTTCGAGTCGCACGCCTGGAAGCACATCTGCTATGCTGCGCAATCGATTGGGAGCGTCCGCTTTTACGATGCGGTGATTCCCTGCTTCTACGAGGCCGAGACGTTCCCCTTCTATGGCGTGCCGGACCCCTACTTCGTCTATGTGGGTCGACTCATACCCAAAAAGGGCATCAAGATTGCCTGCGAGGCCGCGAAGGTGGCGGGCGTGCCGCTGAAGGTCATCGGGCACGGCGACAAGAACCTCGTCACGTATGGAGAGTTTCTCGGACCGCTGAGCACCAAGGAGCGCAACGAAGTGGTGGCCCATGCGTCCGGCGTGTTTTGCCCGACCATCTACCTGGAGCCCTTCAACCAGGTCGCCGCGGAGGCTCAGATGTCGGGTGTTCCGGTGATCTGCACGGACCAGGGCGGCTTCACTGAGACGGTGCAGCAAGGCGTGAGCGGCTACCGCTGCAATCTGTTCCGCGAGTTCGTTCGGGCGACCGAACGGTGCGCTCATGGGGAGTTGGACCGCGGCCAGATCCGCAACCGGGCTGTGCGGCTGTACGGCATGGACGCCGCCCAGCGTTCCTACACCGAATACATCGACCGCCTGTCCACGCTGCACGGTCGCGGCTGGTATGAGTAAAACGCCACGCCTCCCGCCGGGCTGTGGGCGGTACCTCGACGTCCCGTTGCTCGAAAACCCCTATCAAACCGCCTTTATGAAGGCGCGCCGGCTCCGTTACTGCCTCACGTGCAAGACCCAGGGATCGATGAATGCCACGAGTCAATTTACCTGTGCCACGTGCGGCACGGTCCATCTCAGCAATATTACTGCTCCTCGCGTCTACGACCGCTTTTCAATCCTCGCAGGTCGTGGAGGCGGAAAAACTCTTATTGGTGCTCACGCGTGTCGTGAGGAGATGTGCGTCCCCAATGGCATCGGCTGGGTTATGGGGGCGACGTACAAAATTCTCCACGATTCAACCTTTCCCACCATTGTCGGGCTCATCCCGCCCGAGTGGATTGCCCGCTGGGACCCCGAGCACGAGGAAATCATCCTCACCAATGGACACCTGATTGCGTTTCGGTCGCTCGACGACCCTGAACGAGCCCGCGGTCCGCACGGCGTCGGCTGGGGCTGGATTGACGAAGCGGCGCAAGCGGCCGTTCGTGCCTACGACGTGTTCGAGCCCACCACCATTAAGGCGGGCGGCGTGATCATCTGCACCACCACCCCGCTCGGCTACGACTGGACCTACGACCGCATCGAGAAGAAGGCGTTTTCAGGCGAAACGGCCGGCGACCCCTACGGCCGCTACTGGGCCTGCAAATACTGGTCGGAGGAGAACCCCATCTTTCGGGAATCGCCCCCGATGATGCAGAAGATTGAGCGGGCCAAACGCTCGATGACCCCCGAGTTCTACGCGCAGGAGTATCGGGCGGAGCGCCACAACGCCGAGGGGCTCGTGTACAACTATCAAACGCTGGAGAAGCAATGGCTCGCAACCGACACGGAGATTCAACGCCTCATCCCGGAGTGGCCCGACATCAGCCCGTCGAGGGATTTGTTAATCGGCCTCGACTCTGGAGCCGACCATCCGTTCGGTGCAGTAAAACTCGTTGTTACCCCATTGGGCCTGGTCATTGTGTCGGATTACCTCCAACGGATGCAAGCCATCAGCCAGCAACTCCCAGCGATCCAATCGGCCTTTGGTCTCACCCCCGCGATGCAGAAACTCCGGTGGTCCGCGAACAAGAACGAAGCGAACCTACGCCTGGAGTTTGGCTTGAAGGGGATTGGGGTGATACCTGCGGAGAATAAGCACGAAATCGGCATCCAGCGTGTGCAGTCCTGGCTGGTCTCGGGTCAGCTCTACTTCGCCTAAACCGCCAAACGCACCTACGAACAGTTCTGTGCGTATCGGTACGCCCCCAATCTCGGCAC